CGGCCGCGTGCGGCCCGCCAAAAACCACCTTTTTGCTCCCCGACTGTTCGTCGGGGAGCGATTGAGCCTATTTTTAGGGCTTTTCCTGCACTCCTTTGCACGACGAACCGCCTCGCCGTCATGCTTGATGGCATGAGAGGTCGCCCCCCGAAGCCGAAGCACATTCTCGAACTGACGGGCTCGAAGCACGCCAAGGGCCGTGAGGAGTTGGGGACCGCGCCGGCCACGATGCAGCCGCCCGACTGGCTCAAGCCGAGGGCGAAACTCATCTTCACGAGGCTGGTCGACTGGTTGACAAAGATGGGCACGCTCGCCGAAACCGACGAGCACGTCCTGATTCGTTACTGTGTCGTGTATGTCATGTGGGAGTATGCCGCCCAGCAACTCCAGAGCATCGACCTCGCCTACGTCGAGGTCACGGCTCCTGACGGGAGCCTGCGATTCTCGCGGGCAACGGGCGTGGCGACCCAAGCAAAGGAGTGCGGCGAGCAACTTCGGCACCTCGAAACGGTGCTCGGACTTACCCCCGCCGACCGCACCCGCCTCGGATACGGCGCGGTGAAGGTCGTCGCCGACCCCGTGGATGCACTCTTTGGCGACGTCGCCGCAGGTTGACATCCGCGCCTTCGCGCGGCTGCTCAAGCACACCGAAGCCCCGTTCACCGGCAAGCCGTTCATACCGCAGCCGTGGCAGGACGAGTACCTCGACGCCCTCTTCAACACGAAGCGAGCGGACGGACTTCGTCAGTACCAGCGGTCGCTGGTGGCGGTTCCTCGCAAGAACGGCAAGACAGCCCTCTGCGCCGTGATCGGAGCCTACGAAGCATTCTTCGGGGCCGACGGCGGGCAGATTCTCATCGCGGCCGGCGACCGCAAGCAGGCGAGCCTCCTGTTCACGGCGTGCTCTCGATACATCGAATCGTGCCCCGGCCTCCTCAAGCGGTGCAAAATCTACAAGGGCTCGATCGTCGTCCCGCACAAGAAGTCGACGATTCAGTTCCTTTCCAGCGAGCACAAAGGCAAACACGGGTTCAACCCGAGCGTGGTCATCGTGGACGAATTTCACGTCCAGAAGAATCGAGATTTAATCGACGTCTTAGAGAGCGGTATGGGTGCGCGAGCCGAGCCGCTCGTGATTTACGTCACGACAGCCGGCATGGACCGCGTCGGCCCGTGCTACGAGGAGTGGCAGCGGGCCCTGAAGATTCAACAAGGGCTCCTCGCCGACCCGACGTTCCTGCCCTGCATCTGGGCGGCCGACGACACCGACGACATCTTCGACGAGGCCACCTGGGCCAAGGCGAACCCGAATTACAACATCACCGTGAGGAAGGAGTTCCTCGAACGCGAGGCCAATCTGGCCCGCGAGAGCGTCGCCCAGGAGATGAAATTCAAGACCCTCTACCTCAACCAGTGGGTTTCCAACGGAGCCAACCGTTTCTTCCGCATGGGCCAGTGGGACAAGTGCAGCGAACCCCTTCGCGACACCTCGCACCTCCCCTGCTACTGCGGCCTCGACCTGTCGAGCACGCAAGACACGACCGCGTTCGTGGCCGTCTGGCCTGGGGTCGACGAGGACGGCAACCACGATGGCACCTACGACGTCTTCGCTCACCTCTTCCTCCCCGAGGCGAACGCTGACAAGGACGAGGCTCCGTACCGCCAATGGGCGAAGGATGGGTTTGTTACACTAACAGAAGGCGATATTGTCGATTACGACGTCGTTCGGAACTACGTTCTCTCGTTTTGCGAAGAGAACATGGTCCGCGGCGTAGCCATCGACAGGTGGAATGCCACGCATATCACGACGCAACTAACGTCGGAAGGCGTGGAAGTGAAGCCGTTCGGGCAGGGATACGCCTCCATGAGCGCGCCCTGCAAGATGCTGGCCGCGCTTACAATTTCAGGCAAAATACGTCACGGCGGCAATCCGGCGCTGGCCTACCAGATGAGCAATCTTCAGGTCCGCACCGACGACGCAGGGAACATCAAGCCCACCAAGGCTCATTCCCACTCGACCGCCCGAATCGACGCTCCCGTGGCCTGTGTTATGGCCCTCGGACTAGCCTCCGGTGAGGCTGTCGGCCCCGATGAAGACCCGCAACTGGTGGTGTTCTGACGCCTATGCAACACTCCACCACTCCAGAAGACAACGAAGTCGCCGACCTGATCGAGATGCGGAGCAACCTCTCTCGCATCTTCGAGGAGATCGTCAACACTCGCCGAACAGTGGCCGGGATCACCGTCAGTCCCGAGACGGCTCTTGAATGCAGTGTCGTCCTGGCCTGCGTCCGCGTGCTCGCCGAGTCGATTGCCAGCCTCCCCATGGGCGTCTACCGTCGCCTCCCCGGCGGCGGCAAGGAGATCGCCGAGGATCAGCACCTCCACGAGGTGCTCTGCTACCAACCGAACTCGTGGATGACGGGCTTCGAGTACCGTGAGTTGCTTCAGTCGTGGCTTCTCCTCTGGGGCAACGCCTATTCGTACATCAAGCCCGGCCGCAACGGTGCCGTCAGCGAACTGATCCCGCTCCACCCGTCGCGGATGGAGGTGAAGCGGCTCTCGAACGGCAAACTCCGCTACTACTACACCGAGCCGACCACGCCGATCCAGCCGGAGATTCGTGTCACCGAGTATCGGCAGGACGAGATTTTTCATCTTCGCTGGTTGTCATCGGATGGGGTCACAGGATTTGTGCCCACCACGCTCTCGCGAGACGCGATCGGCCTCGCCCGCGCGACCGAGATGCACTCGTCGGCATACTTCGGGAATGGCGCGAAGAGTGGGACGTATGTCGAGGTCGACCAGCCTCACAAGCCCGAGGCTCTGCAACGGTTCAAGCAACAGTGGGACGAGGCCCATAAAGGGCCAGCCAATGCGTTCAAAACTGTGATCATGCCGTATGGTTTTCACAAGAAAGAAGACCCGACGCGGAATGATACGGCTCAACTCATTGAGACACGCCGTTTTAGTGTCGAAGATGTGGCGCGCGTCTACAGGTGCCCGCCCCATTTGATCGGCGATTTCAGCAACGTCCGCTTCTCGACGGCGGAACAGTCGGCCATCGACTTCGTCACCTTCTCGCTGACGCCGTGGCTGCGTCGCTGGGAAATGGCCTGCCGTCGCGACCTCGTCATCGACGACAAGAACTACTTCGTCCACTTCGATACCAATGCGCTCCTCGCCGGCGACTATCAGGCGAGGGCTCAGTTCCTCCGCGAGGCGTTCAACAACGGAGCGATCGACGTTGACGAGTACCGTTCCGCGATTGGCTACAACCCGCTGCCGAACGGCCTCGGCAAAAAGCGGTTCGTTCAGGTCAATATGCAGTTGCTCGAAGCGTTTACGCCGAACAACCCGACCGGCCAAGCGACCGGCCAGGAACAAGCCTCGCCAGAACCTTCAGGGCCGGAAGAATCGCCGCCCGGCGACGATTCCGAAGGCGGCCAAAATGCCGGCCAAGATTCGGAGCCTCGAAGCCTCGACACGAACGAAGTCATCTTCCGCACCAACCTTCGACGCCTCGCTGCCATCGAAGCCGACGGAATCATCGAGCGTCGCAACAAGCCAGACAAACTCGCCGCATGGTTCGAGCAGATGCAGTCAAGAATGCGAACCGAACTACGCGACGCAGCAAATGCTACTGGCCGCGACATTGACGAGTTCGTGGTATCGTGGATAGGTCGCTCGAAAGACATCCTTTTGGGGTGCCATCGCAGCGGAAAGAAGTACGAAACCGTGATGGAGACGTGGTGCGAGCAGCACCTTGACGACCATGCCGAGTGAGCCAACGCTTCCGCCGATCACGACCGCAGGCGTCGTCGCGTCACTTCAGGTCGGCGTGCGTCTGCACCTGACGGCCATCGAGAACTACGCCGCCCAGGCGGCTCACTTTGGGCGATGGGGCTACTCGAAACTGGCCGCGAAGTACGCGGCTGACGCCGAAGAAGAGCGAGGGCACCTGAAGTCGCTGCTTGAACGGCTCGAATACTACGACGTTCAGCCCGACTGCGCACACGATCAGCCCATGTGGCCGCGTCACGACTTCGAGGGAGTCCTCGCGGCGAACTATGAACTCGAAACGGCAACCGCCGCGGCCGAGCGAGCGGGTGTTTTGGCCTGCCGCGCTGTCGGAGATGAGCGTTCGGCCCTCGTTTTTGCCTCCAACTTGGAGGGAAGCGAGGACTCGATCGCTGACATCGAGGCCACCCAGAGGGTTCTGGAGCAGATCGGCCTCGACAACTACCTCGCGAATCAGGTGTGAGCATGGCAAACGCTGAAATCGAGCGTCGGATCACGTTTTCGGACGCCTCAATCGAGTATCGGGACGGCGAAAACGGCGAAAAGCGGCCGACAATTGTCGGTTACGGGGCCGTGTTCAACTCCGAGAGCCGAAATCTCGGCGGCTTCATCGAAACCGTGCATCCGAAGGCGTTTGACGACGTCCTTTCGACGAATCCTGACGTCCTCGGGCTCTACAACCACGACAAAAACAAGTTACTCGCCCGTTCGAGCAATGGATCGCTCAAGTTGGCGGTCGATGGCTACGGTTTGCGGTACGAAATGTCGCTGCCGGCGACTCGTGACGCCGAAGATGTCGCCACAATGGTGAAAGAGCGACTCGTCACCGGGTCGTCCTTCGCCTTCGCGGTGCGAAAAAACGGCGGCGACGTCTGGAGCACCGACGACCGCGGCATGAAGCGGCGGGAAATCCGCTCCATCGGCCTCCTCGAAGACGTCGGCCCCGTGGTTCGCCCCGCCTACGATGCGTCCAGCGTCGTGGTGAGCCGCCGAGCCATCGAAATGGCCCTCGGCGAGAACTACCGGCCGAATCAGACGATGTCGAACGCGGCTCGCCGTGGCCTTCGGATCGCCGAAAAGCGAGACGACATCGACGCCCGGCTCCTCGTGATCGCCGAACGGATCGCCAACCGCGACGTCATCAGCGTCGAGGAAGTCGCCCACCTCGCCGAGGTGCAGGAGCGATGCGCCGCCGCCAAGGCTGCCAACTGGACCGGAACCACTCCGCACGTCGAGTGGCTCCTGGCCGGCGGGGACAGCGGCCAGAAGTGGATCGAGCGGCGTAACGAAACCGATGCTCAAGTCGAAACGAGCGTAGGTTCCGTAACACCCGCCGCCGACCTGGGCGACGACTGCGAAGTCCGCGACGGCGACGTCAGCCTGAAGCCGACGGCCGGCATGGCCGCGGCCTGCCGGCGTGGCCTGAAACTCTACGAAGACGGCCGCGGCGGCGACGGCCTCGTGCCGGCGACGATTTCGTGGGCTCGAAAGATCGCCGCCCGCGAGAACCTGACCGAGGAGAAGGTCATCAAGATGCGTGCGTGGCACGCTCGCCACAAGGTCGACAAGAAGGCTGGCTGGGACAAAGCCGGCGAGGAAACGCCCGGATTTGTGGCGTATCTCCTTTGGGCTGGGGAACCCGGCCGCCGATGGAGCGAGGCAAAAGTCGCTCAGATGTCGTCGGAAAAGCGTGAGATGGAGGGCGACGAAGACTACTCGGAGCACGGCACGCTCTCGCCAGCGAACCTCGCCTATGCCGAGTCTCTGGAGGGCATCGCCGACGAGTTCGGCCCCTGGCCGCAGGGCGGCCCGGCCGGAGCCCACTACATCGAAGTCAGCCCCTTCGCCGAACGCGGCCTGAAGTGCAGCAACTGCATCTTCTTCGAGGCCGGCGCGTGCGAGGTGGTGCAGGGAAGCATCTCGGAGGATGGAGTCTGCAAGTTATGGGTCATCCCCGAGGGCAAGATGAGCGAAGAATCAAAGCGATCAGAGTCCGCTGTCGTCGAGGACGCTCAAGTCCAGGCGGAAGCAACTACCGAAGAAACTCCGGTAGTTGCCGAGCCGACGATCGACGAGTCGCTTGCTGCGAAGGTCAAGTTGGCGGAACTCAACGCTGTCTTGCTCCGCACTCGTTTGCAAGCGAGCAAGCAGTAACGCTAATCTACAAGTAGAGACACAGTGCTACGCGATGGATGTCGCGTAGGGCAGTGCGAGCGACGTGAGGATTCACGGCGCGGCGCGCTAGCGGGAAACACACACCCGCCGGCCGCCGCACCTTCGCGCTGGCCGGCTTCAACAGGAGCAGGGCCAACCATGGCATCGAATCTCAAGCGTCTTCAGGAGCGGGCGGCCGGCATCTCGGCTCGCATGGCGGAACTCACTGCGGTCGAGGATCGCAGCGCCGACCAGACCAAGGAACTCCTCTCCCTGTCGGCCCAGGCCGATCAGGTGAAGACGGACCTCGAATTCGAGGAGCGGATCGCGGCCAAGGAAGCCGAACTCCGCTCGGTCGTCGAGAAGGCCGCTCCCGCCCCCGCCGCGGCCCCCGTGGCCGAGGTGAAGGACGAGCCGAAGAAGATCGAGATTCGGGGCATCGCCCCGCATCACACGCAACTCTCCGCGTTCAACGACGGCCCCGAGGCTGTCGAGAGCGCCTACCGATGCGGCCGCTGGCTGCGGGCGGCGGTGTTCAAGAACGCCGACGACATTCGGTGGTGCAAGGAGCACGGCGTCGAGAACCGTGCCCTCGGCGAGAACTCCAACAGCACCGGCGGCGCGCTGGTGCCGGAAGAGTTTGCTGCCCGCGTGATTCGTCTTGTCGAAAACTATGGCACCTTCGCCGCGTCGAGCGTCGAGAAGGTGACGATGACCCGCGACACGATGATCGTGCCGAAGCGTGTCACCGGAACCACGGCTTACTTCGTCGGTGAAGGCACTGCCGTCACCGAGAGCGAGCCGACCTACTCGAACGTCCAGTTGATCGCCAAGAAACTGGCGGTTGGCACCCGGATGTCGAGCGAGGTTGTCGAAGATGCTCTGATCTCTCTGGCCGACGCCGTCGCGACCGAGTTCGCGACCTCGCTGGCCTACAAGATCGACCTCTGCGGCTGGGTTGGCGACGGCACCTCGGCCTACGGTGGCATTCAGGGTGCGGTCAACCGTGTCAACGACGGCACCCACACGGCGAGCATCGTGACCTCCGGCTCGACCCGCACTGGGTTCGAGACGCTGACCGTGACGGACTTCGTCAACATGATCGGCAAGATGCCGCTGTACGCTCGCTCGGGCGCTCAGTGGTACATCTCGCCGGCCGGTTTCGCCTCCTCGATGGCTCGCCTCCGCTACGCGGCCGGCGGGAACACCGTCGAGACGGTGGGCGGCGGTGTCAACGAGACGTTCCTCGGCTTCCCGGTGAACCTCGTCCACGTCATGGACTCGACCCTCGGTGCAGACGCCGGCAAGGTCAAGGTTCTCTTCGCGAACCTCGGCCTGTCCTCGATCTACGCCCGTCGCCGGGACTTCTCGGTGCGGATGTACGACCAAGTCTACGCCACGACCGATCAGTTGCTCCTCCAGGGCACGATGCGGTTCGACGTCGTCCACCACTCGCTGGGTGACAACACCACGGCGGGCCCGGTGATCGCTCTCAAGACCGCCGCGTCGTGAACCTGACATAGAAAACAAGGAGTACCCAGAACCATGATTGCATCCCAGATGAGCAAGGTTGTCGCTGCGGTTCCGACTGCGGCCACGACCAACACCACGACCCTCGTGATTGACACGCTGTCGTGGGACTATGCCTCGGTCGCTGTTCTTCGTGCCTCGAACGCCGCGACGACGTTTGCCTCGACCCTCAAGGTCGAAGAGTCGGACGACAACTCGGCCTACTCGAACGTCAGCGGTTTCGTCGGCGGAACGGATTTCACGATCCCGACCGTGACGGACACCGCCAGCGTCGCCGTCGTGAAGTTGGACATCGACACCAAGGTGCGGAAGCGCTACCTGAAGGTGTCGGCTTGCCCCTCGACCTCCTCGGCGATTGCCGTGGCGATCTCGGGCCGGCTGTCCCGTGGCGATAGCGCCCCGACGACTGCCGCAGAGGCTGGTTGCATCGGCTGGGTCAAGGGCTGATCCCGATTCAAGCGGGACGGCCAATGACCGGCCGGTGAAGGCGCAAGGACGCGCGCCCGCTCCCGTCAAAAGGAGCGAACCGATGAAGTTGCGTGTGGGAAACGTCGAGGCAGACGCACGAGTCGCGGCGGTCATGTCGACCCCGCGACTCGCGTTTACCGACAACCTCCTCTGCGTCTCGGCAGCCCTCGCACCACACGGCCTCTCGCCGATCAAGGTGACTGGGGCTTACTGGTCGCAATCTCTCGCCAAAGGGATGTCGAGCGTCATCGACACGCACGACTTCATCCTGACGGTCGATTACGACACCGTCTTCAACGCGAAGACTGTCGAGGCTCTCCTCGCCCTCATGCTTCACAGCGGGGTTGACGCCATCGCTCCGCTTCAGATGAAGCGAGAGACGGACTCGGTCATGTTCTCCATGCCCGGAGTCTCCCCCGACGACAAGTGTCAGGTCGACGGTTCGTGGTTCGAGAAGCCGGTTCAGTTGGTCGGCACGGCTCACT